TTCTTCTGAAACCGAACTTGTTCGTCGTTTCGGAAAACCTGTTGCCGATAGTGCAGCATCTTTCTTCACAGCAGCAAACTTCTTATCTTATACAAACAACTTATTGGTTGCACGTATTGATACAGTTACTCATCGTAATGCTGTTGCAAACCCATCTGGTACTGTAACTGCAATTACAACTACCGCTGGATCTGGATATACTTCCGCTCCAGTTGTAACTCTTAGTGCACCACAAATCGCTGGTGGTACTCAAGCTACTGCTGTTGCAAATATGGCTGGTAGTTCTATCACTTCTGCTGCTGTTGCTTCTGGTGGTACTGGATATACTTCTGCAGCTATAACATTTACTGCTCCAGCTGGTGGTACTGCTGCGACAGGTACAGTTCAAGTTGCCGATGGTGCGGTCACTGGAATTACTATTACTAGTGGCGGATCTGGTTATACTGCAGCTCCAACTGCTGTTATTACTGGTAACGGATCTGGTGCTACTGCTGGTGCGATTACTCTCTCTAGCACAACAGTTGCTAGCATTACAGTTACCAATGGTGGTACTGGTTATACTTCTGCTCCAACAGTTACATTAACTGGTGGTGGTGGTACTGGTGCTTCTGGTACTGCAGTTGTTGCAACTGGTGGCGTTAAAATTAATAACGAAAACGATTACTTAACATCATTCGTTAATGGTGCTGGTGTTGTTGGCGAATTCGCTGCAAAATATCCAGGTACATTGGGTAACTCTTTACAAGTTTCTTTAGCAGACTCATCAAGTTTTGCTACTTGGGCATACAAAGATGAATTCGATACAGCTCCAGGAACTTCTGATGCTGCTGCCAGTGTTGGTGGTTCAAATGATGAATTACACATTATCATTCTAGACCAAGATGGTTTATGGACTGGTGTTCCAGGAACTATCCTTGAAAAATATTCTTACGTTTCAAAAGCAGGTGACGCAAAGAAATTTGACGGAACTAACAACTACTACAAAGACGTAATCAATTCTCGCTCACAGTATATCTGGTGGATGGATCATCCAACTAGTGGAACTAACTGGGGTAATGATGTAGCAGGAACAACATTTGCAAACTCTGCAGCTGTAACTCGTTCTTTAACAGGTGGTATTGACGACTTTACTGCAACTGATGGTCAACGTATTGCAGCATGGAATATTTTCTCTGATGATGCAACATATGACATCTCATTAATTCCAGCAGGTAAATGTTCTGTTACTGTTGCTAATGCTATTATTGGTTTGGTAGAAACTAGAAAAGATTGCATGGTATTCTTATCACCAGAAGATACCGATGGTTCAATTATTACTAGCGCAAATAGCCAAGGAACTGCAGTAACAAAAACTATTGCTTACCGCAACGCATTGACAGCATCTTCTTATGCTGTTCTTGATTCTGGTTATAAGTATCAGTATGATCGCTATAACGACAAGTATCGTTATGTTCCATTAAATGGTGACATCGCTGGATTGTGTGCTCGCACTGACTACACAAATGATGCATGGTGGTCTCCAGGTGGTTTAAATCGTGGTCAAATTAAAAACGTAGTTAAGTTGGCAGTTAGCCTTGATAAAACAGATCGTGACAATCTTTACAAGAATGGTGTTAACCCAGTTGTTACATTCCCAGGAGATGGTACTGTTCTGTTTGGTGATAAGACTCTATTGGCTAAACCATCTGCATTCGATCGCATTAACGTGCGTCGCTTGTTTATCGTTCTTGAGAAAGCAATCGCAACTGCTGCTAAGTATCAGTTGTTTGAATTCAACGATGGATTCACTCGTGCTCAGTTCAAGAACTTAGTCGAGCCATTCCTACGTGATGTTCAAGGTCGTCGTGGTATTACTGACTTCGTTGTTAAGTGTGATGACTCTAACAATACTGGCGAAGTTATTGACCGTAACGAATTCGTTGCTGATATCTTTATTAAGCCAGCACGTTCAATTAACTTTATTACTCTTAACTTCGTTGCTGCTCGCTCTGGAATTAACTTCAGCGAGATCGGTGGCTAAGAGACTAAATAAAGAAAGAACAAAGGAGATTTAAATGGCAAATATTAGCGATTTCAAAGCGCAAATGATTGGTGGCGGTGCTCGCCCTAATCAGTTCCGTGTTGAATTAGTATTCCCAAGCTACGTACCACTAGGTGTCGTAGCTGGTCAACGTGCTCAGTTCTTATGTAAGTCTGCTCAGTTACCAGCTTCTACTATTGAGAACATTCAAGTTCTCTATAAAGGTCGCCCAGTAAACTTTGCAGGTGAGCGTAACTTTGCACCTTGGACTGTATCAATTTACAACGATACTACTTTTAATATCCGTAATGCTATGGAACAATGGCAAGCTGGTATTCAAAGTTATAGTTCAACTGATGGACGAACTAATCCACGTGACTATCAAGTAGACTTACAAGTTCATCAATTAGATCGTTCTGGCGCAATCATCAAGAGCTATAAGTTCGTTGATGCATTCCCAACAGTGATTGGTCCAATCGCATTAGATTATGACCAGCAAAACCAGATCGAACAATTTGATGTAGAGTTCCAATTCAATTACTTTACTTCTAATGCAACTGAGGGTGGTGGAATCAATCTTAATGTTTCCGTTGATACACCAATCGGTAGTTTCCCACTACCAATTTAACTTTATAATTGAGGTTTTTTAATTATGCAAATTTTTGGATTTGAGATAAAACGCAAGCAGCCAGCAAATGAGATCGGAGCAGTAGTAACTCCGATCTCTGACGATGGTTCTACAGTTGTATCCACTTCAGCTACTTCCTATTATGGAATGGTTATGGATATGGATACGATCGTTAAAAATGAAAACGATCTTATTCGTCGCTACAGAGAAACTTCTCTATACGCTGACTGCGATGCTGCGATTGAAGATATTGTGAATGAAGCGATTATCGCTGAACCCGATGACCAAGCAGTTAAAATTAACTTAGATAAAGTTAAATTATCCGAGTCAATTAAAGGTAAAGTTAGAACAGAGTTTGACGAGATTCTTCGTTTATTAAACTTTGATGACAAGGGACATGATATCTTCCGTCAGTGGTATATTGATGGAAGAATTTATTACAATATTTTATTGGACCCAAAGCAACCTAAGTTGGGTATTCAAGAATTGCGTTATGTGGATCCTCGTAAGATTCGCAAGATTAAAAAAGTTGAAAAGAAAAGAACACCTGAAGGTATTGATGTAATTGTTAAGAATGAAGAGTTTTACCTGTATAATGACAAGGGTATTCAAGAGAATACTACTCAAGGTATTAAACTTTCATTAGATTCAATTATCTACACTCCATCAGGAATGGTAGATCAAAACACTGGTATGATGATGTCTTATTTGCATAAAGCAATTAAGCCAACGAACCAGTTAAAGATGATTGAAGATGCGGTAGTTATTTACCGTATATCACGTGCTCCAGAAAGACGTGTGTTTTACGTAGACGTTGGTAACTTGCCAAAGTTAAAAGCTGAACAATACGTAAACGACATTATGAACAAGTTTAGAAATAAAATTGTTTATGATGCCACTACTGGTGAAACACGTGACGATCGTCGCCATCTATCAATGATGGAAGACTTCTGGATGCCACGTCGTGAAGGTGGCAAGGGTACTGAGATTACCACACTTCCAGGTGGACAAAATTTAGGAGATATTGCTGATATTCAATATTTCCAAACTAAATTATATCAAGCATTAAATGTTCCTTTATCAAGATTACAACCAGCCACTGGTTTCTCTCTTGGTAGAAGTACTGAGATTTCTCGTGACGAGATTAAGTTCAATAAATTTATTGCTCGTTTACGTAAAAAGTTTTCTGGTTTGTTTAGTGGTGCATTGCGTGTTCAATTAATTGCTAAAGGTATCATTCGTGATGAAGAGTGGGATACGATTGAACAGGCAATACAATATGATTATCAAGCAGATAATCATTTCACTGAATTAAAAGATAATGAGTTGTTAATGCAGAGAGTTACAGCTTTGCAGCAAGTAGAACCTTATATTGGTCGTTTCTATTCTAGCGCATGGATTCGCAAGAATCTATTGATGCAAACTGACGAAGAAATTGAAATTATGGATAAAGAAATGGCTGAGGACAGGGTTGAAAAGATGCAATTGGCAGACGAGCAAGGTAGATTGGCTGCAGTAACTCAAGTTGCCCAACAACAACACTTAATGGATAATGGTCTTGGCGGAAATGAAGAATCGCCTGACCAACAATAAAGGAGATATAGTATGAGTGATTCAGTTAGAGATTTAATTGCAGCAATTGCAATGGGTAATGCGGTAGAAACAGAACAAGCATTTAATGCTACTATGGCAGAAAAAATTTCAGCTAAGTTAGATGATATGCGTGTTTCAGTTGCACAGAGTATGTTTAAAGCACAACAAGAAGAACCAGCCGTAGAGCAAGAAACTGAAGCTCCAGCTGAGTCTCAAGAATAATGTACTATAAACAGTTTACAAAATCTATCTCTGGTGCGGATACTACTATTCGCTCTTATGGTCATTTAATACAGAGTATTGATGGCACTATTTTTGTAGACAAAGAACAAACAGATTTTGCAAGTTTAGAAGAAGCAAGAAAATATATTAAAAATAAACACTGCTCAGAAGCGATAGAAGACGAGATTATAGAAAAACAATACGAAGAGATTTCAGAAAACCGTATCGCTAATATTATTAAAGAACATCACGATATTAAAGTTACTGATACATTAATAGAATCATACCTCGAACTTGCTTCTTCAAAAATTTTTACAGTAGATCCTGTTGTTCAAGAAATTAGAAAACTTAATAAACTAGATTCTCTTATTGAGAATAAAGTTCATTATGAATTAAAAGATGGCAGTATTGTTGCGATTGATGAACAAACGCAAGAACAACTAAATAATTTATTGGCAAATCATAAAGACGTTGTTGAGTATATGCGTGAAACGAAAGACAACTTCTTTAACGTAGTTAATAAGATTAAGGAATAAAAATGGC